TGGTGTTTTACAAGAAATTACCAACATACAACCCTCAAATGACTGAGGCCGACATTAGAAAAAACAGGCCACCAAATGCTGGAAGAGAAGATAAGTCTGAGATTTTAAGGGTCGGTGGTGGGAAGTTGATTGAGAGCTCAAACCGGGATAGAACTAAAAGATATCCTAAAAGTATTTATACTTTAAATAGGCAAACAGCGGACTGTAATCCACTTTATAGAGTACACCCAACGCAGAAGCCCGTTGATCTATTCGCATATCTCATCCGCACATATACGAACGAAGGTGACATCGTCTTAGATAACTGTATGGGATCTGGAACCACCGCAATAGCAGCGCTACGAACCGGCCGCCAGTTTATCGGCTTTGAACTCGAACGGGAATACGTAGAGATCGCCAACAAGCGCATTGACAACGAATTGGAGGCGAACTAATTGGGCGCAGTAAAAATTGACACACACGCAAAAGAACGCAGTCTCGAGGCGAAGTATCCGGCGCTCGACAATCCGGCCAACCTTCGCATCTTACTATCGGACTACCACGCGCTGATAAATAGGCAATATCAGGGCGACTATGCTGCGGTTGATATTCTCGTAGACTTACGCAAGGCCGTTGCTCTAGCGGGGCTCACCGGACGGCAATCCGAAGCTCTCCGCCTGGTTTACGAGGAGGATTTGACGCAGGAAGAGGCGGGCAAGCGGATGGGCGTTTCGCAGCAAGCCGTTGACCAGCACGTTAGCGGTGCGATTGAGGCGGTATCGGATATTTACTACTACTGGTCAAGACACGGAGAGGGGTACGCAATTAATGGCGGATTATAAAACGCAATTACACGAAGATATTACCAAATTACAGGCGGAGACGAAACGGGGAGAACTTCCTCGAGAACTCCGCTTAGTAAAGATTGATAACTTAACGGAGGAATACTTAGCTAAGACGGGAGAATGGCCGGACGCAATAGCGCTTGAGAGGCTGGCGGATTTGTGTTTGTACGAGGAATTGACTGATAGCAATGAGCACAAGATATCGCAGACTGAGTACCCGTTCTTAAGTGAGCGTCAGTTCGACCGACGAGACAATCGCGAAATTAAGTCCGCAAGTGATATGGACGGCAATGCTGCAGACGGACAAAAGCACGGCGTACCGACGCGTAGGAAACGCACGGATTACGAAAATAGATTCGTAGATAAAAAGGCAAGAATCCGAAATAAGGATCGGAAACATAGATACGTTGAATTTACGAAGGTTCAGCCGGTTAAATCGTATAAAATTGACCGTTAGGCGCGCTTATAGATAGAGAATACCTTGTAAAATACGCGTTTAGTTGTCCTTATATATGAAGGGACTTGTTTTTTCGGGATTAGTACGGTTTATATTACGAAGGACCTTGTAAAAAGTGCCGTTTGGTATCTATGTATTATGAGGGGAACTTTTTTTCGAAAAAATACGATATTTTTACCGTTTTGGTGGCCTTATATATGAAGAGGTAATTTCAGCGGGCGCTTCGGCGCCTTATTGACGAAAGGGGAACGAATTAATTGACGAAAGAGATACTTGGTAGTCTCGAAGTTAACCGCATTTACCAAATGGATTGTCTCGAAGGTATGACGCTGTTGCCTGATAAGAGTGTCGATATGATCCTTTGCGATTTGCCATACGGTACGACTCGGAATAAATGGGATAGCGTAATAGATTTAGAAAAGTTATGGGCGCAGTATGAACGGGTTATTAAGGATAATGGGGCGATTGTGCTAACGGCTCAGACGCCGTTTGACAAGGTACTAGGGGCCAGCAACCTGCAGTTATTACGTTACGAATGGATATGGGAGAAAACGTCAGCCACAGGACACTTAAACGCGAAGAAAATGCCGATGAAGGCACATGAAAATATATTAGTATTTTATAAGAAATTACCGACTTATATTCCGCAGAAAACTACGGGGCATCAAAGAAAAGTCAGTTTAGCAAGCCACAAAGTAAATTGCGAGAAGTCATCTAATTATAATGATTACGGACTTTCTTCATATGATAGCACCGAGCGTTATCCAAGGAGTGTCCAAGTGTTTTCAACGGATAAACAAAAAGAGGCATTGCATCCTACGCAGAAACCTGCAGCATTATTCGAATACCTCATTAGGACTTACACAAACGAAGGTGAAATTGTGCTTGATAACTGTATGGGCTCAGGAACCACCGCAGTAGCAGCTTTAAATACCGGACGTAAGTTTATCGGGTTTGAATGTGAGTCTAACTATATTGAGATTGCTAATAAACGCATTGATTCGCTTTTGGAAAGGAGTGAGTATTTTGGCAGCAGTTAAACAGTTGATTCAAGTGCTAGAGAAAATGCCGCAAGATAAAAGGGTTGAAATAGGCACTCATACCTTGTATTGCGGGGAAGCTAAAAGAGTTGTTGAGTGGGATGATTACGTGGAAATTGAAAGTGATGATGAGTAAATCAGTAAAAGTATAGCGCTCGCTTCGGCGGGCTTTTTTAATTTAACGAAAAAAGGAGACGAAATAATGAAAACTAATGAGGATTGCTATTTCAAAGACGTATTTACATTCGTAGACGAAAATGGAGAAGCCCGCATATCAGCGCCAGCATTAACGCACAAAGTCGTCAGTATTAAACAGTCGGAGGCGTACAAAGAGGAACAAGAGGCGCAAAAGTGGCGCGCCGGCAAACAGGTCGATTTCACCGCGTCAAACATGCGCAATTTACACGAAGTGTACGAAGCACTAACGACGGCTCAGTGCGGTTATTTAATGCTCCTTCAGTGCTACGTCAACTACGACGGAGGAACGCTTGTGATCGGTAAGAAAAAGGTGTCGATGACAAAGGCAGACATGAAAACCGTTCTTCAGCTCGATAAGAAACCGCGCACATTCTACGACTTCTATAAGGCGTGCGTTACTCACGGAATCATTATCGAAAAGGATGGAGAATATGCGGTCAATGAACGCTATCACTTTCGAGGTAACTTCGGCAGTGAATTCGTTGTTAAGTCATACACCACGAAAGTCAAGCGGGTTTATCGTGAAGTAAAGGCGGCCGACATCGGACTTATTTACCGCATGTTGCCGTTTGTTCATATGGAGACGAACGCGCTCTGTGGAAATCCATACGAAAAGAATCCTCGTAAAATATCGTGGTTTAATCGGAAGGAACTGGCGGAAGCAATCGGAGTTAATCCGGATACGTTAGGGCGCAGATTGCCAGCGATGAAGTTCGACGGTGAGTACGTGGTGGCGCGGATAAAGGTCGGAAACGAGCCGGAAAGATATACGTTTAATCCTAGCGTTTTCTATCGCGGCAAGAATGAGCCGGACAATACGTTGCTATCAATGTTTAACGTGAAGATGTAACGGAAGGGCGTCCGAATGTGGGCGCCTTTTAAGTACGACTTTATTCGCACAAATCGGCAAAAAGTACGACTTTATTCGCACAAGTAAAAAGAGGGTTGCGCCTTACTGCCGCAAGGGATTCAGCGTTTTTATGCGTAAAGTTATTTCTTAGTCTTATTAGAACCTTGCGTCTTCATTCGCTAGCGCTCATTCGTCGCTGCCCTTTCTCTTAAAGACCGTCGAAAAAGGTACTCATACAATATGGTAGGACGGATCGCTCTTTGAGCCGGACTACAAGGTTTTGAAGTCGCAAGACTTCCTGTTAATCATTGCGTACATATAACGCTAATACCTTGTAATTTCCGTTGTTTCGCGGTCTATAGTATGTAGAGGTAATATTACGTAATACATATAACGCAAGCTAATACGCTAGTTATTGCGGACATCTAATCGCCTGTCACTTCCGAACCAAGCGTTCCTTTTCAGTGGCAGGCGCTAGATAATCCGCTACACATTACGCACATCTATCCGCTCGACTATTATATAGAAGGAACTCGTCTTATTGCGGAAGGGCTGCGGTAAGTTGGCGTAAGTAGCGCTTGTGGATAGTGTGCATAACGTGGGGATAACACCGTGGATAACTGCGATATGGCTTCCGTCATATTGCAAGGCAGGGCATACGCTATGGCTTCCGATAAGCGCTCCGACATTAGCAGGAAGCCACCAGCGGAGACGCCCTGTCGAAACTCGAGGGGTTGCTGTCGAATAGTGGCGGGGCATATGGCGGATGCCTAGCGCAGCAATGTCAGCTCTATCGCCTGGTATACGATCAGCTACTCGTTATTCAGCAGATTATCTCAACGTTATTTATGCAGTAATGGCGGGAAATAAACGGAGGTGCCAGCGGTATAAACTGCGCCATATCAACGATGTATAAGACCGTGCATAATGGCGGCATATGTATACGCTATGAACGTAGGCGTGGCAAGGGGTGGCATACGGCATCATTACGCATAATCGTTATTTTACGTAATTATGTTGAATACTTATACAATCGTATACACAACGCAGCTCGAACGCAACAACGAACAAACTTTCGTCTTGACAAACGAGTTGTT